GTGAGGTCTTGGAGTTTCATAGTTTCAAGAAGGTTTTGTAGGACGATGCCGACGATGCCGATGCAAGGTACTGGCTGAACTCCTTATCAGCCTTGCGTTCTTTCTCCGAGTAATACCATGGAATGTGCCTCGCTGACTCAAGCAACGAAACCCCACCGATGAAGTATTCCTGCCGATTGTAAACGGCAAAGGTCGTGTCGATAGGAACGTCAACTCTTGCTGCCATGATGACCCGTGAATTACGCTGACGAGTCGCCTCGTAGTTGTTCACATGGGTATAGTACGACGACCTTGGAGGCACGTCATCCCATCGGAGCGACAGGCCGACCTTGCCTGCTTGGGGGAATTGTTGCAACCACTCCAAGCACATGGGAATCGTCCGCTTGCTGGTTTTGTAAAGGTCAAGGTCCGGGTCTGTAACCGCATAGAACGGCTCTCCCAGTTGTTGCACCAAGCCCGAAGTCCATGGGGCTTGATGGCCCAAGTTTTTGCTAAGCATTACGACCTTGCAGGGATTCGTGGCGTACCACTCCAGCAAAGGTTCGTAGGTTGAACCGTTGTCCACGATGTAGATGTCCCCAATCCCTTCCCACTTGCTCAAGTCCCTGACCATCGCCTTGGGCCACGTCAGCAGGTTGCGGTTGTTGATGATGACGGGGATGCCCATGTTAGAACTTGTAAACGGCAATAAGGTCGTCGTATCGGCCCGATTCGCTAAGGTCTATGGCCTCAAAGATTGAATTGCTCGGTGCTACGGCTGACAGGTTCACGAACCAATCCTTGCTCTGCACGTCTTCAATCATTAAGACACCGCCTTGGTTCATTAATGGTGCATACAGGCTGACGACCTGCAACATGGAGTCTAAGGTGTGCGGGCCGTCGTCAAGCAGGAAGTCGATGCCGTTCTTAAAATAGTCCCTTGCGACTTGCACGGATTCGGGGGTGTAGGCCGATGCGATGTGGAGCCTTGAACGAGTCCAGTCAATGTGCTTGTCAGCCTTTGGCTTGACTTGGTTGGCAATGTCGTAGAACAAGAACTTGGCCTTTGGAAGATATTTGCACCACATAGCCATGGACCCTCCGTGCCACACGCCTATCTCCACAAAATTGATGGAGTCGGCTCGCATTTCAGCCAAGTACTTAGCATATGTGCTTGTGTAGTTGTGGCCGTTGGCCTTGTCGGTTCCTCCCTCCCAGTCAGCACCATTGAGGTCTAACTCGTCGAGGATGGCAATCAGTTCTTTGTCTTTCATGGTTAAAATGTGATTACAAACTTTTCGGGACCCGGCCATCCGGGGTTGGTATCGTGGACCTTGGTGTCGGGCTTCTTGCCAATCCAATGCTCTGCCTGCCAGCGGTGATCCCGTACTGGTTCGCCCAGTTCCTTGATGTGGGACGACTTGGCCCACCAATAGGTTCCACCAAAGTAGGGGTAGCCGTCGGCGTTGTTGTGGTCAGCCATGTGAGGGAACTGTTCCTTGGTAATCCAATGACATCCCACCGCATCCACGCCTTCCAGCAGTTGCAAGCAGCGTTCCCAAGCCACGACGTTGAAGAAGGTCATCGACCTATTCCAAAGTTGGTTGATAAGCGACGGATCGCTTGCCCCCTTCGTGTGGGCGTACAGGTACACGGCTTCCTCTTCCTGACTTGCCCGGTACATCTCGGTAAGCGTCGCCTGCTCCCAAGCGTTGGTCCGGGTTACTACTATTTTAATCTTCGGGGCCACCATCGAGTTCTCCAGCACCTCCTTGACCGCTTTGCGTTGTTCGGGTGGACCGACGATGCCGACACGAATCTCATCCAAGACCCCGATGAGGCCATAGTTGCACACGGCCATCATGTGCTGGTTGAGTATCAACTGCCAGTTGCCTCCGCAATAGATGTGGTAGTAGTGGACGACTTTCATAAGGTCCAAAGGAGAGTTAGAAGGGTGAGGATAAAGAAAACGGCTGCAACCGTCTTCCCGATTTCGATTAGCAGGTCAAGGATGCGTTCGGGGTTCATGCCCCAAAGTTAAACCACAACATACTTCCCAGAGTTACTGACCCTTAACTTGTTGAGGGCCACATACCGCATCGCATCGCAGGCGTGGTTGAACGAGTCAATCGGAACCCCCGTGTTCTTGCCTTCCTTGTCGGTCGCCCAAGTATAGGACCGCAGTTCCTTGATGAGGTTGGTGCTATCCTTGGTTACCTGCAACTTAAAGCGTTTCAGGATGTCTATCCCGTTCCTGACCGAGTCGGGACCTTTCTCCGCTGGCTTGATGTTGAAACCTAACCGATAGATTTCTTCGATGGACTTCGGTTCTGCTGAATCCGCCACGATCTCCCAAGCCCTTGTGATGCCCAGCGACCGCAACTTGTCTGCGATGTCTTGGTTGGTTAGACCCGTGGAGTAGAGCAGTTCTTGGATGAGCAGGCAGTCCCCTTGGCGGTAGATAGCGACCAAGGCCGTAGGGTCGTTGCTAAAGCCCCAGTCAAGCCCTAAGGCGACGAATTTCGCACGGCTGACATCTATACCCTCCACCACCTCGAAGTCCTCGTAGATAGCACCCTGAAGCGTCCCGACTTGACCGAGGCCATACACCTTCCACCAGTTCGCCCAATAGGCAGAGGTTTCGGCTTTGGTGCGGTTCAGTTCGATGTCCCTCCTAATCGTGTCGGGCAAAGCCTCGTTGTCCTGATAGGTCAGGATGAGCAGTTCGGAATCGTCCTCTCGCAGGACCTCGGTATGCGCCCAAAACTCGTGCGTCGGGTTGAAGTCGATGTAGATGGCCTCGCTGGTACGGATGGCTAACTGATAGTAGGACTCGAAGTCAATGTTGTTCGCCTCGTTGATGAATAGCACCTGCCTCCTTGCACCCCGGAGCCTTGCCTCTTGGTCAGCCGAGAAAAACTCGATGGTGCTACGGTTAGCGAACTGGTAGGTCAGCAGGGTCTTGTTCCACCTTGCCGGAACGAAGATGCCCTTGGCAATCATTATCTTGATGAAGTCCCGAATCGCACCCCTCCGAAGGTGAGGCACGGTTTCCCCGACGATGCTGATTTCGGTCTTCTTCGTGCAAGCCTGTTTGATTAAAACGCAAAGGATGCTGAAGGTCTTGGAGGCCGAGGTCCCTCCTTGGATGACCCGTTTACGATGGGTCAGCGATTCAATCTTCCGCTTGGCGGTGGTGTTTATGACCTTCATCAATCATCTTCAGTCCATTGTTCAATGAACACTTGATTCTCCTGTTTGTCAACCAAGGAGTTCAACCGTTGGGTGATGCTTGCGTTGTACTGACCGACCATACCCCCTTCGATTTGGTCTTGGCGGATGACTCGCTTTATGCGTGAACAGATACTTAAATAGTCGGAGTAGTTGCCCTTCGTGTTGGCAAAGTAGTGTTCAAGGCCATCAATGATACCTGCATCCGCACACCAGTTCTCAAAGCCTTCCAAGGTCAGCGGACGCTCCAAAGGCTCATGCTGGGGGATAGCATCCTTGCCGGGGAATACCGTCTTAGTCCTTGGGTTTGCCTTGACCTGCGAGCGGTATGCCTCAAAGTACTCCCACATCTTTTCGGGGGTTTCAATGTATTTGCCGTGTCCTCTGCTGGTTCCCATCAGTATTCAATTTTGTCGATTAGGTCGCTTATCTTGTTTACGATTTTCATTTTCACTTCGTACTGGTTCGGGGCATTGGAATCGTCCACCGCTCCGATGCAGTCGCATAGGGTGGTGATGACCATCATCAGCGAGTCCATCCGAGCCTGCACTTGGGCTTCGTCATCCTTCGCCTTCGAGTTCGCCAAGTTCTCGGAGTTTATTCCTGCTCCATGATAAAGCCGACTTGCCACCCCACAGGAGGTAGGAGATGTAACCGCAGTCCGAGGTATCGTCTGCGTTGTCGTAGTAGGTTTCTGCCCGGGACAGGTAAGAGTGCATCCGCTTGATGGTTTCAACCGAGATGGGTTCGCCCTTGGACAAAGTTGCTGCACGAACTTTGCCTGTTTGCGTCGCACACTTGTTCCCGTTCCTTTCGTTGAGTTCAATCCCTCGCTTGGCATTGGCCCGAATCTCTTGGCCGTAATCGGAGTACGACTCGAACTGCTGCCTTTTGTGATTCTCCCACGTTGAGCCACAAACCGCCAATCGTTGAGCCGTATCGGGGAACTCCGCATTGGTTTGGTTATTGCTCATGCAGCGACCGATAAAGCCTTCTTTGCTTTCGTTATTGTTCGGGATTGGTAGGGGCATTGCTTAGTGGGATTGTAACGGTGTTTTGGTTGGCTTCGGCAAACAAGTCCGCTTGCAGGTAAATGTATTGAAGGGCCGATTTTACGCAGTCCGCACACCACCAATTTGTAGGCGGTCGTCCGTGAGCGGTCAAGATGGCTTGCAGTTCACCAACCGCATCGGGTGGCAGTCGCATCGTTAGGGATGCCACATATTGATCCCAGTACTTCCTGTGCTTCTGGGCAATTACGAACTGGTCGGTTGTCATTTGAAGGTCCATTCTCGGAGTAAAATTGCGGTGGCAGATGAGGCAAGCCCAAGGATAGGAGCCAAGTACCATTGGCAGGTCGGCAGGGTCAGGGCAACCCCAAGCCAAAACCCGAAGCAGGTCATGCACGAAAACGGCTTCCGCTTCGCAAAGGGCAAAGCGTAGAACCATCCCGGCAGTACCCGGAACTCCACGACCGCAAGGGTCGCTAAAGCACTAATCAGGATTGGAAAAACCAGTATATCCATTGGACTCGATTGCGGTTTTGATTTTGGCCTTGGCCTGTTCGATGGAGTAGATTATTGACCTGTACGGGATGCCCGTTTCACGGCTCATGGCTTTCATATTCCCGGTCTGCATGAGCAGGTTCAGCAGTTCTTTGTCGTAGGGGAACGCTCCGTCCTTGGCCCAAGAGTCCATCTCTTGCTGGGCAATGGCCCAAAGGTCATCGAGCAGGGAATCGTAGTCTTTGCCCAGTTCTTGGGTTTCAGGATCCACTTCAACCCTCTCGTCGTGGTGTCGGTACTTCTTGGCAAATTGGTTGTTGTTGCCCCGGTAAAGGTTCATGATGAGCCGAACGATGTAAAAACGCAGGTAGCCTTGCACCTGCATCTTGAGAATTTTGTCGGGGTCTTTTTCGAGCAGGATGAGGACGACCTCTTGTTCGAGGTCCTTCCAAAGCGGATTGCCCCCCGTAATGGTGAGGCAAGCCTTGCGGATTTCTCCGCTTCGATAAAGGTCAAGGATGGTAGCCTCTGCGTTCACTGACGCAAAGATGGAGAGGGCTTTTCCTAATGTTGCAAAAAATCTCTCGTCCTGTTCAGAACCTGTGTACGAAGGAATTTAATGTCGGGCCTTGCTCTCATGTTTTTGGCAAGAATTTCGAGGTTGTGCATGACCGTTGCGTGGTTCCTCTTGATGATTCGCCCGATTTGGCAGTAGGTGTAGAGGTATTCGGAGTAGGCGATGTCTGCGAAGATGCTTCGAGCAAGGACCAGTTCTTGGGTCTTGACTTCGCTCAAGATGTCATCGGGGCTGACTCCGACGACCTCTGCCGTGTAGCCGAGGATGGTTCGTGAGATTAGGTCCATGGTTAAAACGGGTTTGGGGGTAGGGGCATCCAGTGGCTCACTTCGGAGAGGAACCAAGCTTGGTGTTCGTAGCACCAAAGGTGGCGGTTCTCAAGCCAGCCCATAAATTGATTCATGTCCGTTGTGAAAATCAGGACGGGTTCACCAAGTTCCGGCATACGCTCGGAGCATTTAATCCACTCCATGTCAGGCGTTTTTGGCTTGGAGGATACGACCGAGCAGGGTCCAGTTGACGGACCAAGCCTTGATGGTTTCGCTTTTGTCGGGGCGGTTGCAGTTGACGCACTCCTTGCGGATGTGCAGTTGCCAGCGTCGGAAATCGGTTGGTGTGGTTTTCATGGGTTTGGGGTTAATTGAGAAAGGTTATAGAATCAGGGGACTCCATTGTAACTTCTCCTGTTTCTATGTTTTCTGCTATTGCAAGTGTTTCTGCATATACGCAGTCTTTTTGTGGGTCTTCTGGATGGAGTTTTTTCGTACCTCGTTGTCCCCATCCGTGAAAAAAGGCTAAATAAGTGACATCTGGTTTTGGATACAAATTATAATACCGCACTTGGCATTTTCTCAGTTTTTCTTTGGGTGTGGTTTTCATGGGGTTATGGTTTGGTTGGTAAGGTTATAGGCTGACGCTGGGGGAGGTTTGGTAAGACCAGAGGCTGACGGTTAGCGATTGCGTATAGGCAAATTTACACAACTATTCCACACTTGCAACCACTCTTTGAAAATCCTCCACGCTCCTGATGACCTCGTATCGGTAGCCTGCCTCTTGGACGACTCCCTGCCACCACTTCTGCGAGAGGGATTGCTTGCCTTTCTCGGCTTTGAACTCCAGCATCACCGCACCGGTGGGCGAGAGCCATATCATGTCGCTGACACCTGCGACCACGCCCATGGCCTTCATCACGCTGCCGGCATAGGCATTCGGTGCGTTGTTGTTGACGGTGAATAATCGGCCACGCTGGTCGGGAAAGTTGTTCCAGTGCCACTGGAAGCATTCGGCTTGGAGTTTAAATTCTTGCATGAACTTACTTTAGGATTGGAAAACGGTCTTTATTGTGGAAGGCCCAGCCTGGCCTCCATCCCATGTAGCGGATGAACTCCAAGGCTTCGGCTTTGCTCTTGCATTGATTGTGCAGAACCCAAAACGGGCTGATGACCTTGGCCTTTGCCAGTTGAGCCTTTTGGTACATCGTGCTTTGCTTTGCCATTTCCATGCCTTGGGCCTTGGTCAGCATCTGCAAACTTACGACTTCCCCTGGAGGCTTTGGCTTTCGCTCGTATTCAAACTTGCAATGCTTGCACTCCATGGCAGCCACCGGGATAATGGCCTCGCAATTCTTGCAGTTCTTCACCCCACCAACGCCAGCGGACTCCCGTTTGCGTTTCTTCTTCAAGGACCATTCCCGGTTTGTTTCCCAAAAGCCATGGGTCTGCACGTTGTTCCCGAAGTCCAACACCGTGAACCGTGTCTTGGTTGGCGTTACCCTGGAGCCTCGGCCAACCATCTGCATGAACAAGGGTAGGCTCGCAGTCGCCCGGTAGAGGATGACGACCTCGATGGATGGTTCATCAAAGCCCGTGGTCATCAGGTCGCAGTTGCAAAGGATCCCATCGTTGGAATGCTTGAACCAGGCGAGGGTTTCGGCTCGCAAGGACTTTGGCATCTCTCCGTCAACGTGCCGGGCGTTGAACCCTGCACCCTGCAAAGCCTCGCAAACCTCCTTGCTTGATGCGATGTTGCTCGCAAATACGATCGCCTTCTTGCCTAAGCAAACCTTGGCGTAGTTCTGCACCACCCCGGCAAAAACCTTCCGCTCGCTGAATCGTTGGGCCATCTGCTCGGTGTCGTAATCATCGCCCTTCATTCGGATCCCGGAAAGGTCCTGCGTCATTCCGTAGGTCGTGGGTTCGGCCAGGTAGCCTTGGCTGATTAGTTCCTGTACCTGCACCGGTGCGTGGAGAGCCTTGTAGAATTTGGAGAGGCATTCCTGCTTTCCCCTCCGCAATGGCGTTGCAGTCGCACCGATGACCACGGCCTTGGGGTTGATGTATGGCAGCAGGGGGTTAAATGTTTGCTTGTGGGCTTCGTCAATGATCACCAGGTCCATACGGGCCAAGAGGTCCGTGTATTCAGCAGAGTCCTTCCTTCGGCTGAATGTTTGGGCCATGGCAATGAAGCAGTTCCCCGAAACATCGAGCCGGGTACGGTTGGCCTCAATCAGCGTCGGCTTGATACCGAACTGGTCCAAGGCTCCGTTGGATTGCCGGAGCAATTCCACCCGGTCAGTGAAGATAATGGCCTGCTTGCCTTTCTCTAAGGCCCGTGCCACCATGTAAGTGAACATGACCGTCTTTCCGCTTCCAGTTGGGGAGCAGAGTATCAAGCGTCTTTTGCCCTCGGCAATGCTTGTCCGCATTTGGTCAATAGCGGTTTGTTGGTAGGGTCTAAGTGTGGTCACTTGTAGTTACTTTGAATTTTGCAGAAGTGACTACCAAAATCTGCGTTTTTGATAGCGTGAAGGGGGTTGTAGTCACTGTAGTTACTTTAGTTACTACTTTCTTTAGAGTATATATTATACACACACACACACACACACACACGCACATATAAGCCCCTAAAGAAAAAACGCATTTTAAGTGACTAAGTGACTACACTAAAACGGATGTCGCTTATTATCAACCTTTTGGGCGTAGTCACTTTTATCGGCATTTTTGACCAAAAAGTAGCACGGAAGAAAATTCCGCTCCCGACGTGTCATTTTCTTACAGCCAAGGGACTTTAGGACCGCTCCAAGTTTGTGCGAACTGATGTGCTGCTTGGTGCAGGTTTCGATGAGGTCTTTGATTTCGGTATTGCTCATCCACTTGCCGTAGGGGTCGCTATAATCCATCGGGATGGTGAACAGGTTTAGTAGCATTTCTTTCTCGATAGCCGGCTGCACGTTGTGCATGGTGTGATTGTTCAGCATCTTGATTTCGGCCTTGGATAGTTGCCAGGCATCGGCTCCGTTTAATTTAAAGGAATGGAGGGCTTCAATGAACAGGTCCGTCTTGTCGATGGCTGCATAGGCATCCCAGTCAATCTCGCTGATTACAATGGGCAGGATCCTACGGTTACCCGTTGGGTCGTTGATGACTTCCTCGTCGTTGCTCGTACCGCAAAGGACCGCATAGCGGTTCAATTCCTCATGGACCCGGCCGTAGGGCTTGCGGATGCTGAATGTCTGCTTGGAGGACAGTTCCTTTAGTTTCTTGGCTTCCTGCTTGGATTTGCCACCGAACTCGTCGTCGCAAAGGATGATCTTCTTGCACATGAGAATCTCATCGTCCTTGCCGGCATCCAGTTTGGATTCCCCGTAATAGGCCCGAAGTTCATCGGGCAGTAGATTACGAAAGAAGTTGGTCTTGCCGATACCCTGGTCGCCACAAAGCACCAGTATTGAAAGAGAGTATTCCCCGTGCATACTTGCAATGACCGAGCAGAGCCATTTGGTGATGCAGAGTTGCACAAACGTGTGATCCTGGTTGGTTGTTCGGATGGTATTGGTCAAAGCCTCGATGCACCCGGTAGGATTGCGATGGCCGTGCCGGGCAAAGAACTGGGTGAATGGATTGTAAGTCGGTGTAAAGTCAGAATCCACTATGGCCCCGACCAGTTGCATGTTGACCTCCTTCTTGCCAAAGGCTTCGAGGCAGTCAACGTAAATGTTGTTCAGGTCCACGTCGGTAATGGGTTGGCCTTTGTATTCAATACAACGGGTTACTGCATTGCGTTTTAGGTCGAATGAACGCAAGAAAGCCTTTATCTGCTTGATTGGTGTGTCCTCGGTATCAGCGGACTTTAGTTCAGTGGTATCGAGTGCCATCGTGTTGGCGACGATTTCTTCAAGGCCATCGATGTCGATGTTGTCTATCTCCCGAAGTACCCGGACCGCTGCTTCCGTTGCTGCGTTGATGTCCTTGGGACCGCCATTGGTCCCGACACGCATGCGGTGGGACTTGGTTGTGGACACGATGTGCTTGGTGGTCTTGGTTTGAATCTCTACACCTGCATTCTTGGCAAGCCACATGAAGGAAGCAAAAGACACTTGGTTTTGCTTTGAGTTGCAGAGTTGCTTGTACTTTTTGTCGCAGGCTTCCGGGTTGTACTTGGGGGACATAGCACTAACCCGATGGAACAGGTCTGCACCTGGCTCGTGGTATTTTGCAGCAATGGCAAAACCAATCTTGACCCAATCGGCATAGGAATCCGTAAGGTCTAATCGCTTGGCTTCGATTTGTTGAAGGATGTGTTCGACATCGTGTTCACCGTGTGGGTAGAACTTTGGGGCCGGTGCAGCCTTGGCCTTGGGTAGGTAGGTCTTAAATACCGGAACGGGTTTGTCGGTGATGAATGCGTCCGGGTCAAAACTCACGAACCGCAACCGGCTCACGTCCTTGCAAGCAGGATCCACGATGATGTGGTAACGGTCTGCCAAGCGTTTCTCCAAAGCATAGAAAGCGTCGAGGTGTCGGTCCGGCTCGATGCGGTAGTAGGCTGCATACCCTTGGCCCCCGGTGCTTTGGTGTAGGGCGTAGAGGTGTTCGTCCTGGCGGATTGCAAGCACGTCAACGCCTTCGTTGTCCTTGGCATCGATGTCGATGCAGATGATACCGGAATGCGTTTCGAGGCCTTCCTTGCCTTGCTTCTTGAACTTGCCGGAAGGAGTTACGGCTGAAAGCCTCCGTTTGGTTTCTTCGGTCTTGGCTTTGCGGTAGGCCATGACCTCCGTGTAGTAGATCCCGTCTTTGATGTCCTGTATGTACTGGACAAAAGGCATATGGTCTTCGGGGACATTGTTTCGCACACCGCCATTGGTGGACGCTTTGAACATTGATATTTCTGCCATAGAATAAGAAAAAAAAACCCCGACTGATTCCAGCAGCCGGGGCAGGGGTTAGAGAATGAACCCTTTATCGGTAGCACCATTTGGCTGGAATTACAAATGGGCTATGTATGTAAATGTATGTTGGGCGCAAATTTACACTAAAACGGCATATCACCGTCTTGGGGTGCAAAATTTCCACCGCTGGTCTGCTGCTGGATTGGCTCTACTTTGCCGGATATGAACCGCTTGCCGTTGGATTCTTTGACCCACCCGGAGAGGCGCATCTTGGTTCCATCGGGTAGAACCACGTCGCCCCGATAGTCTGGGCGTTTCGGGTTGTCGCCTTTGTCATTGACGAACAGGGTGAAGGTGTTGGGTTGGGGGGTGTAACTCATGGTTGGGGGTTGTAAATGGTTGGGGTTGGGGTTTCGAGTTTGTGATAGTACGATTTGGTTACTCCGACATAGCCGGAATTTAGGAGGTCGTGCAGCACCCGGTAGGTGTAGCGTTCTTTGTTGCCCAGCAGTTCAGCGATCTGCTTGGCTCGGTATGGGCGGTCGCATAGCAACCTGTAAACCCTTACGGCATCGGAGGCTCTTCTCATCGGAAACTAACGGCTATGGACGCTTTGTTGGCCTTGGCGGTGCAGACTGGAACCTGCTCGCCCGTGGATTCGTCAAAGATAGCCGTCTTCCCGGCTTGCCGAAAGGCTATTTTCAGCAGTTCCTCCCTCGCTTTGAGTTGGCCCTTGATGTCTGCGTAGATAGGGTCCTCCTCGTAGTTCGGCGTGAGGCTCCCTTCCTTGAGGGTTATCTCTGCTCCGAAGGCTTGGAAGGTCTTGCCGTGCTTGGAGGCTTCGTCGGCTACGGTCTGCTCGGTGGCCTTGATGGTGGCCTCCAACGCCTTGACGATGGCTTTCAGTTTGATGTGGGCCTCGACCGGGTTGACCTCTCCGTCGTTGATTCGGTCGGTCAGTTGCTGGGCTATTTGGGCAATTTCTGCCTTGCAGATGTCGCTCTTGGGGATGGTTATGAGTGTAGGATAGGTCATGGCTTGGATTTAAAAGATTCGAAAAGAAAGCGAAAAGCACTAAGGTTAGGATAATCCAATACAACGCAAAGGTCAACTGCATCGCAAACTTTCAATTGACTGACGTAGTCGGTTTCAGTCAACGCTTTAACGAGGGCTTCTCCTTCTCTTGGTTTTTTCTCCTTGTACTCAAGGAGTTTCTTAAACTCGTAAGCGTTCATTTGTTCAAGTAGGTTCATGGTCTTGCAAGTTGGTTTTGGATGAATTGGATGCCTTTCTCGAATCGGGCAGGGGTCATGTGGTCGATGTCCTTCATGAACTTCGCCTGTTGCTCCTTTGGGAGTTTGTCAAGCAATGCAAGGAAATCCGCCTTGAGCGTTGCGGTGGTCAGTTCGTCGTAGGAAGGAACCAGTCCGAGTTTGTCGTTGAGGTCGCCAAGGCCCTGCTGGGCAATAGCCATCTGCACCTCGTTAGACGATGCGATGCTCGTTTCGATTCCGATACCGATGCAGGCCAAGGCACGGCCCCAAGCGGATGTTTCGCAGTTTTCTACATACGAGGTCTTGTTAATCATACTGGAAGTCCTGTCCTCGGAGGCGTGGCCCGTTGCACGGATTCGACCTTCGTTGTCCCGGATGACTGCACGGACGCAGCAGCGGTCGGGTTGCAGGTCAATGAGTTCGGATTCCAACGACCAGCCTGCGTAGGCCGATTCGTTGCGGAAGTACAGGAGGCGTTGATTGACTTCAACGTAGTCCTTCCCTTTGATGTTGGTGGTCTTGAATTTGTGCATGGTTTTGAGGTTTAGTTGGTGATAAGTGCGAAGATGAATCTGCCGAAAAAGGCGATGCCGAGGCAGGCAGTCAGCAGGATGTAGCCCGTTACGAGGGCTGCTTCGATTTTGGCTTTGGTTTCGTGGTTCATGGGTTTGAGGTTTGAGGTTTAAAGAATGTGCGTTGGCGAGTCGCACCCCTCGGTGGGGTTAGAATAATGACGCAAGTTCGTTTTTAGTTCTAATATCTTCACGTTGGCAATGCAACTGCAAACTGCCAGCAAGCAAATCATACTGTTCGTTACTAATGCAGCCCTGCTTCAAAGAGCGCATCATTTTAAGCGCATAAGCGAAAGCATCTGCCGTGGATTCAACATCGCAAAGGTCAAGGTGAAATTCACGAACGTTTTGGGGGAGTGTGTTGTTAATCATGGTTTTGAGGTTTAGTGGTTGGTTTGTAAAGCAAAGATAATGCAGTCCGACCCTATTTGTGCCACCTCGTAGCAAAAAAAATTATTTAACCCCCTTTGGGTTGCATTGGAGGGGTTTTTGTACATTTACATCCATGCCCGAATACCACTCCCTGCGACCTGCCAAGGCCCTCACGAACGCCTTGGAACGGCTGATGATAGCCATCGACAACGCTGACCTTGAAGGCAACCACGCCCTCTTGCTTGAATACCGGAAAGCCTGCGAGTTACTGGGCTATGACCCGGCCATGGCTCAATGGGCCGGGACCAAGGAGGTCCACCTATCCAGCGGTCCCGATGTTGCCGACCCTGTTGCGGTCAACTACTTCCACAAACTAAACCCCGAAGAATGAATCGCACTATCACCCACCTCGTTGTCCATTGCACGGCAACGCCCAAGCATACGACCATCGCCAGCATCCGCAAGCATTGGAAGGAGGCCCTCGGTTGGAAGTCGGTCGGCTACCACAAGATCATTGATTCGACTGGGAATGTAACGGTCTTGGCTCCTGATAGTGCCATCACCAACGGGGTGCAGGGACACAACGCTACAAGCCTTCATGTGTCCTACATCGGAGGCAAAGACAAAGATGACCGAACTATCGGGCAGCGTCAAGCGATTGCCGTGGTGCTCTTAGATTGGCTCAAGAAGTACCCTACCGCAAGGATATGCGGACACAGGGACTTTCCGGGTGTAACCAAGGCTTGCCCCCAGTTTAACGCTGAAAAGGAATACGGCTACCTGTACCTAACTGCCAGCGGTGTAGAACCTGTCGCAGGGGGCGAAGGAAGCAAAGACCTGTAATTCGGGACCTCTTCGGTCCTTGCCTACAAACCTGCCTGCTTCGAGGGTCATCCAATATCCGCCCAAAGGCTTCGGGCCTCTTCCACGCTCAACGTGAAAGCCCATGTACCCGTTGGCCCATTCTTCTTTGTACGTTGCCGTGCGGACTTGGTGAACAGGTTTCTGCAAGATTTGGTGAGTCGTACGCACATATCGGTTGACGATGTTTTGATGGTAATAAAGTTCGTGAACGTGGCCCTGCCATGTGCAGTCGTAGCCTTCCACCATAGCGAGAATCCGCTGGTCTGAAATTACTCCCTTGGTGATGATTCCTCCCCCTGCACTCCCATGATAATAATGCATAATGAAGTTGCAGCGATGGTCCGGGTCGTAAATCATCTTGAAGTCAAGCACCCCGCCATAGCCCCCGACTTGAATGTCGGTCTTGCAGGTGTGGTTTAAGATTGTAGCAAAGCGAAGCAGTATATCCGTTTCTTGGTGTTGGATAATGCTTGTTTCGTGATTGCCATATCCGAGAACCAGCAGGAGGTCTGCATAGGGTCGGAACCATTCGACGGCCGTGTCAACGATGGAATCCAAGTAACGCCCGTTGTTATGCTCTGGACGGATGTCGTCCTTGCTCCTGCGAGGGTCGCCCTTGCCTTGCATTAAACAAAAAAAGTCCCCATTTACGAGGACTTTCGCACCCCTGCGTCTTGCTTCTTCGAGGTGGTTGGTTAACAAGGCCCTGTCGCACTTAGGGTTGTCCCAATGCAAGTCAGAGAGCAAAAGAAATTCTTGGGTTCGTCCGCACTCGATGGCGTGGACGTTTTTGGAATGCTTG